ATCAAGGATCAGGGTCAGCGCAAGTCCAGCGTCACGGTCGGGCCGATCAGCACGACCTACGAAGCCGGCTCCAAGGTGTCCGTGACCTACAGCGAGATCGACGCCATGCTGCGCCCCTTTCTGGGCGCCGTCAAAGGCCAACTGAAGATGGTGCGAGCATGACATTCGATTACGCCGACACCGCCGCACTCGCAGTCGAGGCCCTGACCGAGTTTGGCGCGCCCGTTGTACGCCGTGCAACAACCGCGGGGGCATATTCCCCTTCGACTGGCGCTGCAACCCAAGCAACGGTCGATACAACCCGTTCCGGGGTGATATTTGACTTCGGCGCTGGTCAAGCCAATGTGCGCGGCCAACTTGTGCAGGCAACGGACAAGCGGTTGCTGGTGGACCCGACGGATGAGGTGTTGCTGACGGACCTGTTTGTGGTCAACAGCAAAACCTACACCGTGGTGTCCGTTGGCGAGATCAACCCAGCAGGCACCCGGTGTCTGTATGACCTTCACGTTAGAGGTTGATCGTGGCCAACAATAGCTGGACCATCCCGATAGCCGACCTGATCCGGATTGCCGGATCTGAGGCCGATCGCGTGGTTGCGCAAGCGGTTCACAACATGTTCAACCAAGTCACCCTGATGAGCCCTGTCGGAGACCCTTCCAAGTGGAAAGGCAGCGCTCCGAAAGGCTATGTCGGCGGCAGGTTCCGGTCAAATTGGACCGTCAGCTTTGATGAGCCAAATCCAGAAACCACGGATGCGGTGAACTTCTCTCGCTCCGATGCAGAGGTTGCAAAGGCACTGACGTTCAGGCTTGGTTGCCGGATTTGGCTCACGAACAACTTGCCCTATGCGGAGCGGTTGGAGTATGGGTGGTCGCAGCAGGCGCCCAGCGGCATGGTGCGATTGAATGCGTTGCTGTTCCGGCGCTACATCGCGCAAGCGTCCTCTGGAGCGCCAGCATGACCGTCACTCGCGTTCGCCAAGCATTCGAGGTGGCGCTGAATACGTGGGCCGCTGCTCGCACTCCTGCGCTGCCGGTGGCATGGGCCAATGTGCCGTTCACTCCGACAGCCTCTCGCCATGCTCGCGCGCACTTGATGCCTGCGCCAACAACCAACGAGATGTTGAGCGGCAAGCATCGTCGGTATGAAGGAATTTTCCAGGTGTCGCTGTATGTGCCAGAAGGCTCGGGCGATGCTGAAGCAAGGACGTTGGCGGATTCTCTAGACACCGTCTTTTCTCCGTCATCGCCGCTCACCAACGGTGGGCTGAAAGTTTACCTCACCCAACCCGTCTCGCAGACGCAAGGGATCAATGAGGACGGGTGGTACAGGCTTCATGCCAGTGCCGCATATCGGGCAGATGAGGTGGTGAGTTAGTGCCCAGCCGGGCGATTGTTTCAAAGTTCGAAAGGGGTAAGTACCATGTCAGTTTCTCTTCCCAACGGCGCGCTTGTCGCCATCGCATCCGGTTATGGTGCATCCAAGACCATGTCTGCCGTGACCAACGCCAATCCCGGCGTCGCAACCTTCGCCAGCGGCCATGGCTTTGCCTCTGCCGGCATCGTCGAGATCACCAGCGGATGGTCGCGCCTGACCGAAAAGGTGGTCAAGCTCGGCGCTGTGTCCGGCGACACCGCGCCGCTGGTCGGCATCGACACCTCGCTCACCAGCATCTATCCGTCGGGCGGCGGCGCAGGCTCTGCGCGGTCGATCACGGGCTGGACGCAGCTGTCCCAGATCCTGACCTCGTCCAGCAGCGGCGGCGAACAGCAGTTCTTGGAATACCAGTTCCTTGAGTCTGACGCCCAGAAGAAGATTCCGACCTTCAAGTCGGCTTCTGGCTTGACCTTCAGCATCGCGGACGACGCAACGCAAGCTGGCTACATCCTTGCCGCTGCTGCGAACGATGATCGCCTTCCGCGCGCCGTGTCCATCACCCTGCCCAGCGGCTCGGTGATCTATTACAACGCCTACATCTCCATGAACAAGACGCCTTCCCTGAGCGTCAACGAGCTGATGGCCGTTGAAGTGACGCTGTCGCTGCTGGCGGAAGTGGTGCGCTACTGATGGCCAAGCTCAAGATTGCAGTTGACCCCACCTTCCAAGCAACGGTATCCATTCCGTTGGCAGGGAAGGCGGAGCCCTTGCAGGTGGGCTTCACATTCAAGTCCATGCTGCGGGATGAGTTGCAGGCATTTGTTGAAAAACGCTCTGAGCGAACGGACGAAGACACATTGAATCTGATTGTTCATGCGTGGGATTTTGATGAGCCTGTCAACGCCGAGTCGATTGCGCTGTTGTTGCAGACGTACATCGGTGTGGCAAAGCCGATCGTCGAGAAGTTTCTTGACGAAATCGCGAAGGCGCGTCTGGGAAACTGAAAGCGGCCGCAGTCAGGCTCTACACCAAAGACGCCTCGCCAACCGAGGCAGCTGAGTGGGGTCTGACAACAGATGAGGCGAGCGGCCCGCCAGTGGAGGTTTGGCCTGACAACTTAGCTGGAGTGAACGTGCTGATTGCCATGGGAACTCAGTTACGCTTCTCGCCCGGATCAGGCGTCAGCGGATTCGACTATTCGGCGCTGCCTGTGGTCATGAAGTTGATGCGTCTGAAAAAGAAAGTGCAAGCGCGCGTCTTCGATGATTTTCGCGTCCTTGAAGAACACGCGATCGCAACCATTCGGAGCGGCAAATGAACATCACCTCACTCGGCATTGAAGTCGACAGCACCGGCGTAAAAACAGCCACCACGGATCTGGAGCAGATGGCCCGAGCCGGGGAGCGCGTTGAAGCGTCGATGGCCAAGGTCGGCGAAACCGGCGCAGGGATGGGCAAGGTCGGCGACGCCGCAAGAAGCGCTAACGCGGCCATCGAGAAGCACATCGCAGGCATCCAGAGGGCTGCGATCACCTACGGAAAGGGTGCCATCGAAGCGGAACTGCTCACGCTCAAGCTCAAGGGCGCAACAGAACAGCAATTGAAGTATGCAGAGGCGGCGCTGCGCGAGCATGCGCGGTTGCAGGCCGCAGACAAACAGCTTGCCGCGCGCACAGAAGCCATCAAAGAATACTCGCGCACCGCTGGCCAGTTGCTGGTGACGGCGTTGGCCACAGCTTCCGCTGCAGCCATTGGTGCGTTCGTCGCATTTGACAAGTTTGTCAAGAGCGCCGGGCAATTTCAGGAGATGGCAGAGCGGACTGGTGACACCGCAGAGAACATCGCCAGCCTTGCTGTGGCTGCAAGCGCGACGAGCGTCAGCGTCGAGCAGTTGGTGAGCGCCTCCGCACAGCTTATGCGACGACTGACCGGTGTCTCGGATGAAGCGAACCCTGCTGGCGCAGCATTGAAGGCGCTTGGCATCAACATAGCCTCGTTCAAGAAACTTGGCGCTGCTGATCAGCTCGAAACCATTGCCAAGGCGATGTCCAAGTTCAAAGACAACGCCAAGTTGTCTGAGATCGCTATGGCGCTGTGGCGCGAAAGCGGCACCCGCATGCTGCCTGTAATGAAGGAGCTGGCTGACGGCGTTGGTCGTCAGGTGATCTTGACGAACGAACAAATCGCCGCGGCCGACAAGTATGCAGACAATCAAGCACAGGCGATTACGCAATTCCGGTTGCACGCCGCGGCGCTCGCAACGCAAATGCTGCCTGCCTACACAGCCTTCATCGAAACGATGACGGAAGCAGCCAAAGAGGTTCTCAACCTGGACGGCGCGGCGCGCGATCTTGGCAAGAATGGAGAGCTTGCTGCCTTTGCGCAAGAGGCTGCTCTGACTCTGGCGCACATAGTAGACATTGCATTCTTTGCCGCGCAGAGTGTGCGTCTGGTTGGACGTTCGTTTGGTATCGCAGCGGCCATTGCAGCCAACCCGTCACAGTACAAGGAATTGATTGCTGCCGCTCGAGAAGAAGGCGAGCAGATGAAATTCAACCTCGGGTTTGCCGACAAGCTCGGGGCAAAGTTCGCTGCGATGAACAAGCTGAAGTCAACTCAGCCGAAGGTAAAAGAGAAAGACACGCGTCCAGACGCGCAATTCGAAGGACGCGTAAAGTCTACCGCGGCAGAGCAGGGGCGAGTAGCC